AGGAAATCGGTCATAGTATGGTAATGTTGCTTTATGTTTTGGATCATAATTAAACATATACATATTGCCTAATTCAAACCTTTGCTTTGCACGTTCTTTACCCATTTCTTTAATCATTTTTTCCGGACGAGACTGTGGCCTAGTAGTATCTTTAGCTTGTTGGCGATACCATTCTCTGGATGCATCTGTTCTTGCTGGCATTTGGCCAGATCGAACACCTCTTAATAAAATATCATCGAATACTTTTGCTACCATTACTTCAATCCTAGTTCGTGCTCTGTATAAATTTCAAAGGCCCAACCACGGTCAGCACAGAATTTTCTAGCTGCTTTCCATTTTGCTTCGTTGATACCATATGTTTTTACCTCGTTTAGGTATCTGCGTGATACCCGACCTTTACCTGTTTTCATTTTACTTCTGTCTGGCGGTTTAGTTTGCGCCTTTGGTTTAATTTCAATCATCAAAGTTTTCTGCTCACCAGTTGCAACTTTTCGGTGTACAACAACATCAGGAAAATACCTATGCCTTCTCCCGTCAATAGGTGAAAGATATGGTATTACCACTTCTTCACTTTGCCACCATATGACGTCAGGATGTTCGTCTACATAACGAAAAAACTTAAATTCCCACATTGAACGATAAATAATCTTTGTCGGATCGCCTTTATATTTAGTTGGATTTTTTGGACGAAATCTACCGCTGTATGCCAACTGTCACCTCATAATTTAGTATAAATAGAATAATAAACTATTTATAATCCAGCGACAGGAAATTTCATGCCTATTAACTTAAGACGTGTCGAAACATATAGAAGAAGAAAAGAACAGCGGTTCACAACCTCTTATCAGAGTTTTCCAGAGCAACCACATGCTCATAGCTGTTTATTAATATTTAAAGATTTTAATTATCAACCAATTATGACTCCTAGTGACCAAGCTAAGGATAAGAATAATTTTGGAAATCAATTAAGACCTGATTTTGTTCAAGCTTTTAATGGACGTACGAGTGGAGCTACGTTAAGAAACACTAATGCAATTGAATTACCCTTTCCAAAAAATTTACAAGACAATACAGGATTACGTGTTAATGGATTTGAAAGAGGTCCATTCCAAGAGCAAATTGCTAGTAAACTTAATGAGTTCATTGAAGGCAAAGGCAAACTTACTGCAAGAGATATACCTAAACTAATACAAGGCGCCGGTGCTGCAGCTCGAGGTGGATTAGACAATTTATTCTCAGGTGGAGGCAGCGAGATTATAGAATCTCTGCTTGGTACTGATATTAAAAAGGTTGCATCGGCAGCTCAGTACCTATTAAGAAACACTCAATTATTTAGTGGTTTAACAAAATCTATTGACTTAGTTACAGGGCAGACAATTAACCCTCGCGAAACTTTAGCTTTTGAAGGTGTAAATTTAAGAACACATAACTTTTCTTGGGAATTGTTTCCAAACAGTCCTGGAGATTCACAAAGAATTAAAAACATAACTAATATGATTAAGCGAAAATCTCTACCTGAAGTAGGTAACTTAACTGGCATACCAAAGGCGTTTTTAGAATATCCATCTGTTGTTGAAGTATACTTGTTAGGTATTCAATCTGACCATTGGATTAAATATAAAAGTTCAATGATAACAGAAATGCAAGTAGATTATGGTGCTGCAGGAGGCGTTTCAATTATGAAAGGTGGTAAACCTGGCGCTGTACAACTTTCAATGACTATGTCAGAATTAGAAATTGAAACCGCGCATGACTATGGGGCTGAAGTTAATGCAGATGACTCAAACGATAATGAAGCAATAACAAAAGGCATCCTAGACGCTAGACGCGAGGCCCCTAGAAACAACATAATTAGTGCGAGTGCAGGATAATGGCAAAATATTTTGAAAACTTTCCTTTAATAGAATACGAAGGCAAATTGGTACGAGACATTACTCGACGTACTAACTTTACAAAAGAAGTTTCTAATAACCCTTTAATGTATTTACCATATACTGTTAAAGAAGGCGAAAGACCAGAAGACATTGCTGAATTTTATTATGGTAGTGTTGATTACACGTGGGTCGTATATTATTCAAATTCTATACTTGACCCGTATCATCAATGGCCTAAATCAGAACAAGACTTTAATAACTATTTAATTGCAAAATATGGCGAAGCCTCAGGGTTAGTTGGTGAAGATATTGTTGATTGGACAAAAGATGATAATCCTGAAAACATTCTATACTATTATAAAGAGGTATAATTAAATGGCAGTTGATATTGTTAAGTTAGCTCCTGAGTCGTTCCGAACGATTTATTTGCGTAAGGAAGACCGTATTATTTTACGTACAGAACAAGGACGAAAGATTATTATTAAACGTATTATTCCAAGTGAATGGAAACCTTGGAGAGTTTACGATCAGGAATTAGCTGATAACAATAATAAGAAAGAAATATTTTTGGTGGATAATGCTTATTTACCCCAAGTTGCAGATTCATTTAGAAAGAAAATGCGTAGCAAATAATGGCAGATAATCAATTCAATCCAGGATCGGCAGACGTTACCGAAGCTATAATGATTTCGCATGATGGCAAAGAACAAAACATTACTGCGCAAATCGTTTCGTTTAGCTTAAGCCAGTCAATGGACACGAGCTATAGTGGAACACTTACTCTACTTGATAGTATTAGTTTACTTGAAGGGTTTCCAATACGCGGCGAAGAAACAATACAGATAAGAATAATTGGCCATGATTATGGTACAGAAGTTAATCTTAAAGTGCATGTATATAGTATTGATAATATTCAGCCAAGCGAATCTACATCATCAGTATTATTTAATATGAATTTTGTTTCTAATATATCATATAATGCTTCAAGGCGTAGAATTATTAAAGCATACACAAATAAAAGTTTAGATACAATTTCTCAGTTTATGTTTCATACTTATTTTGCTAAGCTTGGTGCAAAAGATACGTTAGATCCGCAAACAGAAAGAAAGTTATTATTTAATAGTTATAGGTTACCTATTATTGAAGAACCAGAACGTAGCTTCATAGTACAACCAACTGCAAACATGACTGATTGTATTATTCCGAATATGATACCGACCGAAGCTATGGACTTTATAGCAAAACAAAGCTATCAACCAGAAACACCGTCATGTTCTTTTAGATTTTTTGAAACACTCGATAATTATTATTATGCTACCGACGAATACTTTATTAAAACTGCAGAGACGAGAGACTTAAGGCATTTGTTTTATTCACCGGCTGCATCTAACGACCAAAGAAATCCTTCAGATTTAATTGAAAGAATTGACGATTTAACAATAATGAATAAAGGTTTAAATACCGCAGCAGACATGTTTTCTGGCGCATATAGAAATAAGACTACTGAAATTGATTTGATTAGGCGTAAAATTAATGTACGCCAATGGGGTTATGATAAGAATGCTAAGTATATTGATATGAGTGGTAATCCAAGAGATACTGATGATGATACACATACTTCTAGTTTTAGAGAAGATACTTTTACAGAAGAAAACGCTAAAGACTTTTTAATTTTTAAAGATTATCAGCAGAACGGTGATATACCTAGTACATTACATACCGATAGATTTATTTCAGAAATTGTTGGAAATAGAATTTCATATAAACACCACTTAAATAAAACCATGCTTGGTGCAAAAATGAAAGGTCGATTGGATCTTCGCCCTGGAATGTTAGTTAATTTAAGTATTAAAAATTTAGATGGTGTTGATAATGCAAAAAGAAATAGTACATTATCAGGTCGTTATTTAATTAATACGGTTAATCATAACCGCGATGATAAAGGTACACTTCATTGTGGTCTAGTATTACAGAAATTTGGTTGGAGCAGAGGTGACATCGATGTTTGATTATGGTAAAGGAATACGAAATCCATTATTTTTCGTAGGTGTTGTCGAGGAAGTCGTAGACCCACGAAGAGAAGGTCGTGTTAAAGTACGTGCGTTTGGTACACATGGATTAAATACAGATATTCGTAAAGAGGATTTACCTTGGGCTATATGTGTCAAAGGCGATTACGATCCTAATGGTACAATTGGAAGTGGTATACCTGCTTTAAATAGTTTTGTGTTTGGAATGTTTTTAGATGGAATTGGTGCTCAACAACCAATGGTACTTGGTTTAATCCCAACTCAATATACTGAGCAAGTTGATCCTGTAAAGAATGGTTATGGCGCAATACCAAGAAAGAATGCAGAATTACTTATGCGAGGTTCAGCACCAGAAGATTTTGGTCAACCTCAAAATTCCAGAAGATCGCGTGGTGAGTATTCACACGAAACTCAGGTAACAGACCAAAATGCAAACAGAACTGAAAACGTTGGTATTGCTGGATCAGAGTCAACTTGGTCAGAACCTTCATCGTCATATAATCCTCAATATCCATTTAATAAAGTTATTGAATCGGGTTCTCACGTTATT